GATAGTCCGCCCCCACCTGGTGCTTCTGTTGTTTGTAGTGCCATCGTAGTCTCCTAATATTTATTCTCGTTTCTCGTTTTAACTATAGGGCGAAACGAGTATTGATTATGACCTTGTTGCCAGGTTGACGAATGGGCTGAGAGTGTTGGATCCGTTTCGTGGTGTAAGTGCGCTCTCTAACCAGGGTCGTCCATCAAGTCGGGAAGTGAAACGCCATACGGTTTCATCATTCTGGAAACGTACATGGGGCGAAGCCGCCATACTGAGGCTCTGGCGATCTGCCACAACGTAATAACCAAAGTCCACGAAGAAGAGGTCGCCCGCTGTTCCAAGGGTCTGGCATTTCTCGGACATGATTAGTGGTCGACCGTATAGGCTCGCAGGAGCCGATCCTGCCATATTATTCATCATCACGGCTGATCCACCTGTACCGACCGAACGGCTCATGCTGACGATCTGTGGAAGAGTGTCAGGATGAGCTACCCAGACCGCACGACTGCGGGAGCTTGGGAGCATCCTGGAGTACATTTTGTCAATGTTCTCCGCAACGATTGTAGTGGCTGCCTGACCTGTTTCCTTGGAAACTGTGACCAGAGCATCCGCATTTAATATCCCGACCGGTTGTCCTCCGCCGATTCCATTTATAAAAGCGTCGTCCTCGAAAAATGAAAGTGCTTGCGGAAAAATTCTCAGCAATAACGCCTCAAGGCTGATTGCTGAATCTGCGAGCAACTCATTTGCTGCACTGGTATATGCGGTCAACTTCTTGGCGGTCAGGGTTACACGCCCGAAGGATGGTTCGCTTGATGTATAGGAACCGCTTTCTGGTGTCCAGTACCCACGAACACCGCCGAACACATTGGTCGCATGAGTCGTGTCGACTATGGTCGGAAGGCTCAGGTTCAATGAACTCATCGGCATCCTGAACGCCCGTGACCTTACCACTGAATCCTCCAGTGCTAATGAAAGCAACTGGGTTGTGAACGCATCAGGAACCAGGAACCCACCTTGGTCGCCCTGTCCTTCTCCGAGTACCTTTAGCCTGGCATCAATCCCTCTGGAACCGATAGTTCCTGGAGCCATTGATGTCAGAAATTCCCCGAAGCTCTTGAATTGCCCGTCCATCGAAACCGCTTCCCGTTTGAGAGCGATTTCTGGATCAACACCTTCACCAGATGAAAATGCCTTTGATTGCATCGACACTTCTTCTGTCATTGGCGGGCGGGAGATTGCCCCAGTATTGAACGCCTCGTCCATCTGGTCTTTCACCGTTGTGCCGACTTGCTCGGCAACCTTATGCTCGATGTACTCGTTGAGCTGATCTTCGTTGATTATGTCTTCCAGTTGTCTCTGGGTCTTGATATCACCTGTGGTCATTTCCTACCTCCGAATCTTGATTGAATTGCTTCCCTGAATTGTTCCCTGACAATGTCGTCGACAGGCTTGGTAGCCTCTTTCGGATGCGTATGCATAAAGGTATGCATCACCGCCCGAACATCCTCTTTGACGATCTCAGATATTTCCCTTGCAAATGCTTTCCTGTCCTCATCACTTATCCAGATCCTCTCGATGGCTTCTTCGGTTTCTTCAACTGCTTCGTCAGCCACTTCCCTGATCTCGTTATCGAAGTCACCCAGTACCTCGGTCACCAGGGTGTCCATCTCTGGATGTAACCCGATGCCCTTCAATGATTGAAGAGCCTCTGCATTACTGGGAACCGTTACCTGGGAAACCTCTAGCAACTCCTGACCCTGAAATTCATATGCCATGTTGCCATGTGACTCGATCGTTTTAGCCTGTGCCATATCAGGAACGAACCCAACACTGAACGCCGCCCTGCCCTTAGAGGCTAGGACGAACCCCCAGTCGGCTTCCTGGTTGCCCTGATTCAGATAGTAGAGCGCATCACCAACCAGTTGCTTGCCCTCAATCCGCATGTCCGTCCACTCCCCGATCTGGTTAGTCAAACCTCGGTAATTGTGGGATGAGAGCAGAATCGGATGGGCTTTGAAGTGCGCCAGATCCCAATGAGCCTGGCGTATTATGTCGCCGTCACGATCCACCGATTCAGTAGAAACAACGGCGGAGATTCTTCCGGCTGCCTTGTCCAGTATCTTGATTTCAGTGGGTCTGACGAACTTGGTTCTGTGAGCCATAGTGCCTTCCTCTCTGATCTGCGGTGCTGTGGCGGGTTCAAATACAATCCCGTCCTGTGCAGAGCAATGGGAGCGAGCATCCGCACTTGTCCATTGCCCTTTGGGATATCGCAACGCCTGAAGTGTTGGGCTTCCATCGCTGATGCCCCAGATCGCATCAACTCTTTTCCCGTCGATGGTTTTCCAGTTGTTCTGCCTCCTGAAGTCTTCGAACTCCGAAGGTGAAACCAGGCGACAACTATGTTCTCCCGCAAACGGCATATTCAACTCCAAAAGTAAAAGCCCATTCGAGTCGATAGACTATAGGTGGCAGTCTTACCGCTCAAATGGGCTTCTGGGAGCCTCTGGGCTATTCAATTGGTCAAAACAATATCACGACACCCTTTCACCTGTCAACACAATAGAAAAGCCCCCTCTGTGCATCAGAAGGGGCTTATGCCATGCTCGTCAGGGCGAGGTTAGAAGAACGATGCAGGGGCTTCAATATGTTCACATATCGTGCAGACCCAAACGATCTGCGAACCTCGGAGCATTCTGACGTGCTTCGTCCATGCGCAATTGGCGGCACTTGCAACACCTTCATTGCATGATCCCTCGCAAGCTCTATCCGTTCCTGCTTTGTTCTTGTCGATCTTTAGCATCTTCGTCTCCTTCGTTGTTTAGTTTTGGCTATCGCCGACTCGTTTAGAGTTTCGGAGCGGGGGCCACCCGCTCCATCGTCAGGGCGAATTAGATTTGCAGGAAGTCTGCTCGGTTCACTTCCCAGGAGTAATCATCGTCCTCTTTCTCCTGGCAAACGAAGCAATCGCCGCAGTAGGGGTTCGTCTCTGAACATGCCCCGTTGCATAGGTCGCACTTGCAGATGATTAGGTGTCCGGTGTATTCGTTTGTGTCTTGGTATGCGTTTGTCATTTGGTTGCTCCTTCGTTGGTGTTTCTTATCTTGTACAATGTAAGTATATAGACTTGTACGGTGTTTGTAAAGCATGAATACCAACAATTCCACGCCTAAAACCCCCCAATTTGAAAATTGAGGGGTCAATTTCGTGGAATTTCGTGAAATTCAGGCGTTTATTTTGGAAATGTTATGCGATTCTTTCGGATTTACAGTGTCTGCACATGATCCTCGTGCCTGTTACTACCTGGCGACCGAGCAATCTATTGCAACCCACGCATCGAAAGTCTTCAATCCTGGAGATGGATTGCTGTATAAGTTCAGAGGACAGCGGGCTGATCACGGTTACCTCGTCCTCGCTAAGAGCCTTCGTACGATACCTCACCACGCAGCGGCAGTTCGGGTGGGCGGGAACTGTATCGTGACCTGACGGGAATGGATCAGCTATTGCGAGCCATCCCGCCGCTTCATTCTCAAGACATACGTCGTCTATATCCCCAGAAGTCGTCCATCGCTTCTCATCCCTGCCCTGCGCTATAGCTGCACCCTTCTGACCTTGCCCCAGTGCGAACGCTGTTTCGGTACGTGCGACCACTCTCGCTCTTTTCTTGCTGAAGATATAATCGTCCCTGATCTGTTTCGTTGTGTTCTGGACGGATGCACCTTCCAGAACATTCGCCGAAACGATATCCCTGACCCTCTGGCGGGTAACCTCCTCGACCCCAACTATCAAATCGGCGGCTTTCGTTTTCGCCCATAGTGCCGCCCGTTGCTGAACGCTTTCGAATGGTATCCCTGGCATCTCCAGAACAAATGCGGAAGAATATGCCTTGGTCAGTTCCTCGACGATCTCGTCCTCGTACTTGGCAATCCATCTCCATTCGTATCCATCAACGTCAGACCCTTCCAGTTTTGTGATCAGATCCATCAGCTAACCTCTTCCAGATATTTAATCAGGTTATTCCGTTCTTGCCTCAATCGCCCTTCCCACTTGGTTTCCATCTGGTCTTCCTCTTCGTTGATTTCGTCGTCCCTGATATCGCTCGCCGCCTTGGAAACCATCTCTTCAACCGCAAGACCTAACAATCCGCCACCGCCAGACGGGGCGAGGTATTCATTGCCGCCCTCATCGGCTTCGCCGTATCCCAACAACCCACGGGATTCATTGCGTGTCAGGAACCCGCCCTTGTATCCACGTTCTGCGATATTCAGGTGCAACTCCCGATTCTCTGGGGTCGGATCGACATAATCAAGGAACAGGGTTTTATCCATCAGATGCACCAGGCGTTCATTCAGGGCTTGCTTGATACGTTCCAGTCGAGGTTTCAATATCCATCGCCCGAACAGGACATCCCCCGCTTCGGCGTTAGCTCGGTTCACTGATTCGGTTACTCCCATAACCGAAGCAGGAACCCCGAAAGCTCCAAAGATAATGTCACGGTTGACCCGTCTTAGATCGTTCATCTGCATGTCACGTTGTGAGAACTTACGATCCACCCATTGCCCACGTTCAAGGATCGCAACCCTGTGAGCATTGGCAACGCCCTGGTGCTGTTCGCCCCATCTCGTCACCAGTCGCTCGAAATCCTGATCCGATAACCCTTCGTCGAATTGCAGGATACCGCCAGGCATCGCACCGTTACTGAAGAAGTTACGTGTCCACTGGGCTGCCATCTGCTCGGCTCCCAGATCCATCATCATAGACTGCACCGTACCAATGCCTCGGTAGGGGTCAAGAGGGGAGGGTCGTCTGATAAAGATAACGTCTTTGCGTTCAAGTGGTATCTGGGTCTGTCCTATCGAATAAACATACCCTGCAACGAAATCACTGGTATGCGGAACGGGGCGTATTCTGTCGGGTCTGATGTTCCATAACTCAACAGGTCTGCCACCCCTGTTTCTTACAATCAACCACCAGATTTCCCCAGTAAGCTCGAAGTGCTGAATACTGGTTTCGATAAATTCGTGTCTTGTATAAAACGGGTTTACTGATTGCCATAAGTCCATGATAGGGTGCTTGGAAACGCTTCTCGACTGACCGTCGGGCATTGCCCTGAAAAGCCCCCAGGGAGTTGCCGCCGCTGATGCGGCTATCCTGTCCACTACGGCAAAAAGCCATGATGTCGTTGTGAGTGAGTTCAGTTGGGATGCCTGGTTCGGAACACCTATCCCTCCCCCGACCCCTGTAAGGTTCGTTCCCGATGCAAGTGACTGGGGCGGTCTTTCAGTGTTTGCTTTGAACATGTTTTGAATCGATCTTCCAAGTAGAGTCATGTGCTGTTATCCCTCCCAATGCCAATTCCTTGTGCTATGACTACCAGTACAATGCCCAGGACGATGACTGAAACTATCGGATTCAGGAACCATAATCCCCCGACAATCATACCGATGCCGAACACTTCAATCAATATCGGCAATGCCTGCCGCTTCAACTCTTT